GCAGATCATTGTTGCTGTGTAGTTGTCCATTTGATCCTCCGTTGATTAGTGTTATTGTCTGGGATCAAGATAAGTACGAAGTGGTCAAAAGTCAAGAGGTTTGTAAAATATTTTTTTGGCCTTTATTTGTTGACTGGAATGTCACTGCGATCATAAGGAGCATTACGATAAGCTCGTCCTCGCCATCCCCAAACCATCCGACCGCCAGAGGGAACGCCATAGTCCACTGGCCCTTCTGGATCATCCATTTAATCTTTGTGATCCTGAATGGACTACAGAAATAGATCGGGACGAGACCGAGAACAACGGCAAGAAGAATGATCGCTACCATGTAAGACCCTCCATAGTGTATGCGGTGATGACGTTGAGTGGGAGTTTCGATAGAGTCTCCGAGGGAAGATTCCATGCACAGTCAAAATGAACGAACGAGCTTGATCCCTGATCGTTGCGATACTGAAGATACCCAATCCTCGGAACCCGATAGCCGAGTGCGGCGGCGGAGTCACGAAACAGTTTTGCGAGATCTACGTCCGTCATGTCGTCCGGCACATCAACATCAAGGGCTGCGCCAAGAACGTGCGGACTGTACTTCGCTGTTCGATATCCCTTTTTCGTTAAGAGATCCTGATACCTCTGAGATCTCCGTCCAGAGTTGATCTTGATGGACCGACCGTAGAACTCACGGGCCTGGTCAAAGATCTCCAGGGTGCAGGTGAGGATCACCTTCTCTTCAGGAAGAAGCCAGATGTCTCTGTCTGGATAGAGTTCTCCGTGAGAGGAATATCTCCCAGACTGAGACCACAGGTTGTTCGTAATGCTACGCACCCATGTACTCTTCGGGAGAGAGCTTTCTTCCTTCTGGGGTCGGAATCTTTCCTGCGATGGCCTGATCCAACTGTCCGTCAGTCAGTTCATCTGGAAACTTTGTACTCATCCCAGTCTCATCAGCCTCTTGCTGGATAAGACCCGTGACCTCATCCAAGAGTGTTGCCGCCTCTGGGATGCTCTCAACCAAACCTCGAAGCTGTTCGAGCTTGGTAAGAATTTCTGGACTATACTTTGGCATTTGAAGCCTCCTTACGGTGTTACGATTGATCTCCTCTTCGGCTCAAGCGAGCTTCTGTGAATCTCGCCAAGACTCAGAATCTTTGCTGCTGTGAGATTGACGAGCGACTGACGCATCCAGTGGCCTGTCTTTTTGTTTCGAACCAGTCCGGTACATATCCCCCGAACACGACCATACATTCCGTCAACCTTCACACGGGGGCGGTGCGTGTTACGCTCCCGCTCCACCTTATCTTTTCTGTCAGAGATGAAGGTATGTCCACAGTTTGAACAGTGGTATGAATACTTTCCAATCATAGGATCTCCAGGATACTGTTATTGAGTCCGGCAAAATAATGAAGCCCAACCACCACTCCGACGATCAGTTGATCGGGCCAGTATAGTGGAAAGCGATACCACTCCACTCCGAAAAAATCTCCGATAAGATTTGGATGAATCAATCTCGCTGGAGACCCCTCGTGAAAGAATAGATCGAGTACATTGTGCGTCAGCATTCCAAAGGCGATCATCACAAGCCACGCCACAGAAATAAAGAACGATAGGGCGAACGCCAGCACAAAGAGTGCGCCAACGACCGTCAGTGTGTGCATCCACCCGAACGTCATTTGTGCCCAGGGCGGCATCTGGATGAACCACGACCACAAAGAAGCCTTTCGCCTCCAGACATTCCACCATCCGACCAGACCAATCAAGTCTGGAAGGATTGCACCCAGCACGCACCACCATCCAAAGATCCCACCGACGATCATGTGGGTCAGACCAAAGCTTGCAAGCATAACTCCTCCGTTTGTTTATCCTAAGACTGCTGCGTCAGCACTCGGCCCAGCCTGAGAACCGCTCGGTGAGGCCAAGCCTGGTGTCAGCTGCGTAGCCAGCCCAGCCATTCCCTGTGTCGTTGAAATTCCCGCCTGAGCGGTATCAAGACTCTGCTGCGTCCTCGCCGCCTCCATCTGGTCAACAGCCATACCGAGCTTCGCCGCCATGATCTGTTTCAGGTATTCACCCATTGGGGCCGCCACTGGCGAATCCCAGAGCTTAAAGAGTTCGTCCCACTTAATTCCCTCTGGAACGTACTGAGCAATCAACGACACGAACTCAATCGCCTCCCTGAACTTGATCTGCTTGGATGTCTCACCAAGCTGGGATGTGTCAACCTCAAAATCAAACTCACCCTGGGTGATGTCGTTCTGAACTCCATCAATGGTCTGCCAGTTGAGAGCCAGCCAGTTTGGTTGGTTATCCTTGTTGAGTAGTCGGATCTTTCTCGGCAACGTCATGAACGTCTGGAGCGAAGCGTCACAATAGTTGAATGTTCCCTTCATTGCGAGCGTCATATTTCCAAACAGAAACGAGAGGGCCTGCATAGATCTCTGAACCCTCTGAGCGAACAAAACCCCAGACTCCCCAGAGTTCTCTGAGAGACCAAGAAGATTTGGAGTAATGAGCGTTAGAGACTCCATCAATTCCTTGTCCTCTTCCTGCATAGTCCTGATAGCCTCGAACGACTGCGGAGATGGCTGCTGGGATTCCGGCTTCAGTCCACCACGAGGAGAGTAGAACAGGATCTTTTTGCGCTTTCTTGACTTCCAGTCATTGAGATGTAGGGGGTTGATTGAGTTTTCTGGAGCATGAACATCGGGACTGACCGACTGCATCAGCCACTCAAGGGCTGTCATTCTCCTCTGGTTGTATGAATCCTGCGGGTGAATCAGGATGTCAACAATCGAGGCAGTCTTGGTGATGTCTGGATGGAACGGATAGCAGAACACTGGCTTGTGCTGAAAACCTTTCCCCTGAACTTCGTAGGGAGCCTCAAAGAGTGGCTTCTCAGGAAGGAGTGTCGGACAGACCGCCGTGATCCAAAGTTCATCAAGACTCACATCCTCGATCCTGTGGACGGGGCCATCCATCAGATTTTTATTTCTCAGTTCTTCAACCAGCCTGTTGTGATAGTCACGAGTCTCCTCCTTCTCTCCACGCTCAGGAACATCCTGTGCGTTCTTGAAAGGATCTTCCTCTCTGAGATTAATAAACTGCTTCTTATTGACAGTCCTTCTATCGTGAAACTCGATCACGGTATATCTTCCGGTCGCACTGTTTGCGAAGTGAGACATGAGACCATTCTCGTAGGAGCTTGAGAATCTTTGCGTTCCGTCCTTCTCGCCGTAGGCATCACGGAACCCTTGCACGATCCTGTCAAGCCAACCCATCGGCTTCTTGCTGCCAGAGCGGTGTGTCTGCTGGAGCAGGGCATCACGCTCTTTCATCGTTTCAACGTCCGCATCAGCGAGCGAATTGAGATACACACCGATCATCTCCTCGGCCCCGAACATCCCAGACACACCAAGATACTTCCAGTCAGTCTGATCCATCTTCTTGCCATCGACATCGAAGCGAATCATGAATGGATCGAATGCTTCAGTAACCCACATCCCACCAGGATGTCGCTGCGTGCTCCAGTAGTTATTAAGCCAGCCAATCCCAGCGATGGCCGCATCAATCGTCGCATGGATGACCTCCTTGTAGGCGGAGCAATTCTTCATTGCCCAGTCAGACACGAGCATCGTTCTCAGGTCTGCCTTCTGTTCGTCACCCTCGTTGATTGGAACGGCCCTCATGAACACCTTGTTGGCCTCCAGGATACCAGCGAGCGTTACGATCTTCGGCTGCGTCATATTGAAGATCAACTCCGGCCTCTGCTCATCACGAAGCTGCTTACTGACAGCCGGAGAGATCTGTTCTCCAATCACGTACTCATAGTTTTTAATGGCGGACTCAAAATACTCAGCCCAACCATCTCTCATAACTTGATAAGCAGTCAAAACTTGCTGTACTACATCCATTTATAACCTCACCCCATACCAGGCTGCCAGCCTGACGAATCTTCTTGTGTAGCGAGCGGTGAGAACATTCTCTCTTCCCAGCCCCTGTCTCCCTTGTCGATAGACAATTTTGGAGGAGCGAGAGCGAGTATGCCATACCGCTGCTCATCGAGTGCGTGATCGTACACCTCTGGGTCGTTACCCTTCCCCTGAATATCCTCTGAGTCCTTTTCGTCCGCTATCGCTGAGATCATCTCATTGATGAGCGGGTTGTTCGATCCCTTGAAAACAAAATACCTGTGAGGCATAAGCTGTTTCCACGCCCACCAGCCAGACTTCCGGTCAGTGTGCGCCGGAGTAAGAATCAGTCCGTGCTTTTCAAACACATCAGCGAAAGTCACGGTATGCTCGATGATCGCCAGCCGATCCTTCTGCGCCCAAGCATCCTTGCCTGAGGCAATCTGGTCTGGCATCCGCCCTTGAGTCCACGGACAGGCTCTGATCGTATTCAAAATCCCGATGGCGTTCGCCTCTGGGTTCCGCATCTTTTCGTAGTAGGTCAAGATCCGATAGACCTTGCCCTTGAAGTCCATCGCATTCAGACCAAAGGAACAGTAGCTTGAATACCCAGGATCAAGACTCCCGATCAGCGTCCACTCCTTCGGGATTCGGAACGGGGAGATGATCTCGTTGCCCTGATCGAACTCTGCAAAAAAGTCTCCGGCGAAAGCATCCCAGTCCCCCTTAAGGAGTGCTCTCTCCATCCGAGAACCCATCTGCATAATTCGATTCTTGTACTGAACATCTCTTGCGAGGTACGCATTCTCGTACAGATAGCCTGGTATAAAACATCTCGATACTGCGTTCGGATTCGACGGTGAGACTTCTTTGCCTGCTGGATTCATCTCAACATCCTCTGCGGCGATATAGTGCTTCGTCACGAACGGATCATACACTGGAAATCTTTTCTTGACCCACCAAAGTCCAACGCCGATGGGATTAGCAGTACCACGAACTCTCAGCGGGATCTCCATCGTTGTGCTTCTGACACGAGACAGAATGTGCAGGTACTGTGTCAGAGTGAATTGACAGATCTCATCCCATCCAACATACTGATACTCCTGGCCATCATGGTTGTACTTATCGTCCTCCTGCTCCATGTGGCAAATAAAAATCTTTGCCCCACTCGGAAATTCCCAACACGGGCCAGGATCTCCTGTCCTCGACAGAGTGAGCTTCCCACCAAAGTGCGGATAATACTTCCTCGACTCATCCAGAAGTTTCTGAAACATCTTTGTCTCTCTCCTGAAGAGGATCGCCCTATAAGACGGAATCATGTACGCTTCACGCCCTGCACTCAGAAGCAAAAACTGTGGGCCGAGAGCGTCAATGATGAGTGCCCATGTCTTACCAGGGCCAGCCGAGCCACCATACAGAACCTCGAACTCTCCACGAGACAGGAACTCCATCTGTCCGCCTGGCTGCGGCTGTATCTCCATCATTTCTTTCCGCTCCTTTTCGCCATCCCATCAAACCCACTCATCACAACAGCAGACTGAGTAACAACCTGGTCTGACTCCGGTGGGAGCTTGTTGAGGATAACAACAACCTGCGGACGCTGGACATCCTCGCCCTCCAATGACTCTCGCTGTGCCGGACGACCAAACCACTGCTCGATCAAAAGTTTTGCTGAGGTAGCATCCGGTGACTGCCTATAAATTCTAATAGGCTGACCATTAGCGTCAAAGATTTCATTCCCGTCAGAGTCAACAACCCTCACAGGGAGTCCAAGCGGGTCAACCAACATCAAGCCCTTCGCTGAGTCCGAGTGAGCACGGATAATTCCTTCGAGATCTACGTGCTTCCCCAGCAACCGTTCGAGCTTGTTTTTCTTTGACCGCCTTGCGAACTTTAATTTCTGACTTTTTTCTATCGCTGTCGCCATCACATCACCAGGTCAAATGTACACACTTTCACCCTCGCTATCAATGGGTGGCATGACGCTTACGCTCCGCATAGGTTTTCC